CAATATTCAAGGGCCGAGTTAAATTTTTCCGAACTCAGATTCTTCGGCACCCCCGGTCCCACGACCCTCGATAAGGGTTCGCTGACTCTAGGAAGGTCCCTCGATGTTCCCCGCGTTTCGCGGTACGACGTGGATACGGAAACCCCGAGACCCGAGAAGTTGCTGGTGGATTTCGATACCACCGTCAATTCCTCACCTACAGATATCTCGGGGAAGGGGAATCATGGGACCCTAGTTGGGGCGACGTACTCCCCAGCGGATAAGGCGTTTACTTTTAATGGTACGGATCAATACATCAAATTCGACACTGGTTTGACAGGTAATGCTATATTTTCTGTTTCTATGTGGTTCATATCAACCGGGGCTGGAGTTGATACTTTGTTTCAAATTAATGGTGATTACACAGCTACATCGGGAGAATTAGCATGGTTATATAAAAGTGGAAACGAACTTTTTTTTGATTTTCATAATAATAATCTGAAAGTGGATTATTCTTTATTTAATAACAATGGTTGGAATCATGTGGTTGTTACTTTCGACGGAAACGCGACGACCGGTCGTTGTATTTACGCAAACGGTGTAAAGTTGACTGGCACACTTGATGGAAGTTCATCGGGAACTGCACTTTCTCTCACAAACAATACACAAGCCATAATAGGTGCATTTCACAGGACCTCGCAAAATGATTACATTCATGAAATTGTTGGTAAAATCTCCAACTTCAAACTCTACGACGTCGCCCTCGAACCCTCGGAGGTCCAAAAGTTGTACCGATTGGGCCGAACCGGGCGGTCCATGGTCATCAGCGACACGGCCGTCGGGATCGGGAAAGTCCCTGAAGCGCAGTTGGATGTTAGGGGGACGATTTCGTTTACAGAAGATAGTTTTGAAATTTACAAGGAACAAGGGGCAAGTTGGGCCGCTTCCGCTGGGTTTCCGAACCAAGCGACCAACCCATATGGAGAAGCACAGTGGATATGGCGAACGGACGGGCAATCCGGTGGAACCGATTTTAAGTACATAGTTCCGAGAAATGGTATATTAATGGTTAATGTCACGATGATACACAGAATAACACAGTTTCGAACTAATTCCAGCAATCACGCGACGTATTGGTGTCTTCGGAAAAGTACAGACGACGGTTCATCTTGGGGGACTTCTCTCACGGCTGAATTAATAGGGCATAGATGGGTCAGTGGTTCGGACCAAGAATGGCACCCCGTTTGTATTTCGTACACTGGAAGAGTAAATAGAGGTGATCAAATAGCTTTATTTGTTCAAACTAACTATAACCAGGTGGGTAGTACACTTTACGGCGCCATGAATGTGGAGGGTTGTAGAATGAACGGGATTTTAATTTAACTGTATAATAATATATGGATCCCCCACTAACTCCACCCGAAAACCTTCGGCGGATACGCAATAAGCGCCTCGCCGAGGTGGATTGGGTTTTCTCCACGGATTACCATATCCCAAATCAGATGAGAGACGAGTGGACGCGGTACCGCCAGGCGCTCCGCGACCTCCCTTCGCTCACCGAAGACCCGGAGAACCCCGTGTGGCCCGAAAAACCTACGGTCAACCCGAGCGGGGGGTCCACCGTGAGCGTCGACCTCGACCACCTCGCGGGTATCGCGTCGCAGGTCACCCTCCTCCAGAATGTTGTTTTCCAATTGACGAAAAGAATCGAGCAACTCGAGCAGGCTTAAAAAATAAACTCTCAGTATATATATAATACAAAATGTCTGGCGGTATTGCCCAACTCGTCGCCGTGGGCGCCCAGGATGCGCATCTCGTAGGATCCCCCGAAGTTAGTTTCTTTCGCTCAACTTATAAACGGTATACCAACTTCAGTCAGACGGTCGAACGTCAGGTGATCCAGGGCAACGTCAACAACAACGGCATGTCAACCGTGCGCTTCGAGCGCAAGGGTGACCTCCTCAACTACGTCTACCTCGCACCGCACCGCGTCGCCGAGGCTGACACCGCCGCCATCACTGACTGGACCAATCTCATCTCCAAGGTCGAGCTTCTTTGCGGGGGTCAAGTTATAGACACCCAGGACTCCACGTACTCCACCCTCATCGCGCCTACCCTCTCCGCGACGTCGCAGTCCAAGTCTGTCATCGGAGACCTCTACGGCGGCGCTACCGACGAGAAATTCTACCCTCTCCGGTTTGCTTTCTGTGAGAACTGGCAGTCAGCCTTACCGCTTGTCAGTTTATCTTACCACGACGTTGAAATTAGGATCACGTGGGGGACCGCCGCCAATACGTACGGCTGGAACGTGTACGCCAACTACGCGTACCTCGACACCGAGGAGCGCGAGGTTTTCGCCAGCGGTGGCGCTCAAAACATGCTCTTCACTCAGGTGCAAAAGTCGGTCGGATCTGGTTCGAAGATTCAGGAACTGAATTTCAACCACCCGATCAAGTACCTCGCCGCAGGTGGCAGCAACCTCGGCATCCTCGACCCCGCAAACAAACTCAAACTCCAGATCAACGGTACCGACATCGCGGACTACAAGTTCGCCGATCCTAACTTTTCTTCGGTACCTCTCTATTACCACACGTCCAACTCCAGTGTCAGGGGTTCGAAGCTTTTCTTCGTGCCTTTCTGCCTGGACGCCGCCAAGTTACAACCGACCGGTACCTTAAACTTCAGCCGACTTGATTCGGCCCGCATCCAGTCTACGGCGCAAGACTTTGACGACTCTATATACGCTGTTAACTACAACGTGTTACGTGTAGAGAACGGCATGTGCGGTTTATTATATTCTAACTAAATGGTATGTGGAAGATTATATTCCTCTTAGCGATCGTCTTTGTGCTGACATACAACCCCAGAGCACAGACTATCGAAAGATTCATCGGACAGCCCGCGACGCCTCCGACCGAAAAAAGTTGCCAGTCCACGCATTTCCAAGCCGTGCAGTTCGCCACCAGCCCGTACCAGTGTCCCAAAGACGACGGTGTCTCGATGGGTGTAATTACTTAAAAAGAAACATCGCACTCATATTATAATGATTCCAATTGATCGTGAGGTCCTTACAAGCATCGCCGCCGTGGTCTGCATCGCCGCTGTCATCTTTCTTTTCCGTGAGATGAAGAAGTACAAGGAGGACGTCGACGAGTTGAAAACCTTCAGCAGTCATGTCGCGCGCCACCTGTCCCAGCCCACGAAGATCAGCATCGACACGGCGAAAGAAGACACAGTCGAAGAGCAGGTTTTAGACGCCGAGAAATCCGAGGAATAACTTGTCGACTAATAGTAGAAACGCTAATGCGCTATGAAAAAACACAAAGCAATCGCAGTTCTAGTATCATTTGAGGGAGACCAACCACGGTTTCTGACCGTGCGTGACTTCAGATTTAAGGATTGGATATTCGTGACGGGGGGTTGTAGACGCAGAGAAATCTCGAACCCGATTCGTTGTGCACTCCGAGAGCTTGAAGAAGAGACCCGTGGTGTCATCTCTCTCAAAAACGGTGAGTATACAGATTTCAACTTCATCGTTAAAGAGAGTCCCACCGTGGACCTCGAATATAACGTATTTGTGTTTTATGTAGATTTCAGTCGAGCAGAACAACACAACCAGGTGCGCAGGTTTTACGAAGAAAAGGCTAAATACGTGTTGAAAAAACTCCATAATCAGCCAATCAGGAAAACGCACGATGAAAACGATTACATGTCGTGGGACACGCTCCCGGAGTTCAACGCCAGGAAGCGGTGGAAGCTCATCATCGACAACGTTATCAAGAACCCCTCGTTTTACCAGTGTGTGCAATCACAGGATAGAAAAAAATTCAGTATAAAATAGAGATGAAGTCAAAAGCTTTCATTTTACGACAGATTTCGGAACTCTTAGAAAAGAACAGAGGATTTTGTGAAAGTGAAGTCGATGACTGGATCAAAGAAAATGAGAAAATGACCGTGTACGAACTCCTCGTCTTTAAGAAGGAACTGAGTCAATCGAAGGAATATCAGGACGTCTCTTGTTCGAACTGGTTTAGAGGAGATAATCGTTGATACAAGTAAGTAAACATGTCTTCGTTCAAAATCTGGTGCACTTCGAACGGTTTTCTGAAAAAAAACCCTAATCCATCACACGTACTCCTCGACGGCGGATGCCTGTCTGTCCCGTGTGCTAGATTGGTAGAATTTTACGATAATTACATCAAGGCTGTGAACGATGGTGAGAAGGTGTTTGTCGTGGAACAGAAGACACCCACCTATAACTTCTTTGTTGATGTCGATTATAAAGCCGACACTGGTCTCGGCATTGACGAGATTGGCGAGATATCCACCGTAATTTGTAGGTGTGTGAAGAAATTCGGGGGTAAGGTGTGCATCATCTCGGTCGCGGAGCCTAAACAATCGGGCGAAAAGATCAAGACCGGTGTGCACTTGAACTGGCCGGGGATGGTGGTGAATCAAGACATCGCGGTGTCTCTCAGGGAGTTCATCATCTCAGACCTCTTCAGTCACAACAGAGACACGGCGTGGGAAACCATCATAGACTCGAGCGTCTACGGCGACCCGGCACGAAAAACCAAGGGCAGCGGCTTTCGCATGCCCTGGTCGCATAAGATGAGCAAAGGTGTGGTCGAGGGGATGTACCTCCCCTTTTTTAAATACACGTGGCCGTTATCGTCGCTGACGCGAATCTCACCCGACCCCGACCCTTTAATGCTCGCGTCGACCGCCGTCAGGACGGATGTCACAGAGACCATAGCCCTGGACGTCACGAAACCAAAGCGAAAGGAGGGTTCGTTCACCGTCGATCAGATGAAAGACGAGGTGTACGACGTGGCCCTGAAAAACGCACTCGAGAACTTCATACGCAAGAACATGACCGGGCAGGATGAAGCGTACATCACAAAAATGTTTAAAAGTAAAAACACGTACCTGGTATCGACCACGTCGCGATGGTGCGAGAACACGGAGAGGAAACATCACTCAAACCACGTGTGGTTCCTCGTGAGTGGAAAGCAGATCCTACAGAAATGCTTCTGTACCTGTCCGACACTGCACGGGCGCAGGGATGGTTTTTGTAAGGATTTCTGCGGTCGCCGACACGAGTTGCCGGGTGACGTTACGCAACTGCTCTATCCCAACAAAGAGGAGCTGAATCAGTGCAAGGAGATTAAAAAATTTGAAAAAAAAGCGTTACCGGACGTAAAGCCGTGTTTCGAACGCTTTATGAATAAGTTCATGCCGGTGGACGCGAACATGAAAATAATAGACATAAAGCGTCAGAAGGGGAATACACTGACCTTCACGACCACCTCGAAATTCTGTGAGACAATCGGATCCAGGCACGATAATTTGATGACCTACGCGGTTTCCAAAGGGAAAATTAAACAGATGTGCCTGGTATGTAAGAAATCAAACCCAAGGGTCCACACCCTTACCCCTAACATTATCAACCTACTTAAACAATAATCACGTCTGTACTATAATAATGAGCACGAGAACGCGTTCCGGTAGAATTGTTAAGAATCCCAAGGTCTTCATCCCGGCCGAAACGGTCCTCGACGATGACTACTGCACCGAAGATCACGACGACACCGACACCGACTGCGAATCCGACATCGCCACCGACGACGAGTATCGTTCCTCCTCCGACGACGATGATAGCGAAGATGACGAAGATGACGACGAAGTTGATGAAGACGGAAACCTCAAGGATTTCATCGACGACGCGAGTGAAGAAAGTGAGTCAGATGATGCTTAAAAAAATAGAAAAATAAGTTAGTAATGGAGAGTGATCTTGGTAATCCAATTAATTATAATCCTGAAATCGACCCACTTGTTCAGGAGGAGGAAGTTGAACCCCCATCGGACCAACCCCCTCAGCAGTATTATTATCAACCCCCGAACGAAATGCCGTATTACCAGGAGGAGAAAGACTCTGTCGACCCCTTCAAAAACATCCCTAAGAGCACTTGGATAATCGCGTTCGCGGTCTTCCTTCTAGGATTTTTCATGGGCAAAACGATGCAACCTGTCATATTGAGATACACCTAGATGATTTCATCTACGACGGGCGAACCGCTGAGCCAACTGTCATCCGCCACGGTCGAATACGCCACAAAAGTGCCCATGTCGCCCTTCTCAAACACAGATCCGTACGAATCCAGTCCGGTATCCTCGATGTATCCAACATTCGAAGATTCCTCTTTCTGAACTTCCTCTTCCTCTTCCTCTTCCTCGTCATCTTTGATGGTGTACGATGGTTTGAAAAACAAAATAAAGAAGGCACCGACCATCAAGATAGTTATTATAATTCCGATCATTTTTTATTAATAATACGTGTCATTTTATTTACGGGTTGGATGATACTTCGGTTTCACCATCCTCGGTGATTTCCCCCAACTTTGCATTGGTGGAGCTCGCGGTGTCTTCCGCCTCGCGCTGCTTCTTTCTTTCCTCGAGTTCAACGGCGACGATCGCGTCGGCCTCCTTGACGAGATCCTCCATCGGGGTGTTGGGCTTCTCTTTCTTGAGACGCTCGAGGACCTCGGCGGGGTGGGAAACGGGCGCCTCGTCGGGCTTAGTGTAAAACTGAGAGTTCTCGTCACCCGGGGTGAAACCCGCGGTTGTCTTCATATTATCCTTCCTCTCCTGAAACATTCTAGCAGCCATCGCTTGATTCTCCTTGTATCCAATCATGATCTCCTCGAGTTTATCATTAGTGTAGTGCGTGTCATCGATTGCACTGGGGTCCGGAGGGATTAAGAGCCACTTGTACATGTCTACGACGTAAATGTCGAAGGTCGGGTCTTCTTTCTGAAGCCGCTTGGCGTGATTAGAGGCTTCCTCTCGGTTAGAGAACGCGCCTCGAATCTTGATGCCGAACTTCTCGTTCTTCTGTGGCGATTCCGGTCCGACGACCGAGAGGCAGGCGTACAGCTGACCGGGAACAGTGGTATAATCTTGAGTAAGAGACATTGCTTATAGTACTCTCTCCACCTAAAACTTTAAGTAATTAAAGTTTACACACGAAGTCAGAGTAAGTATGGAAGAATTAAGGAAGACTCACAACGAGGCCAAACGAACCCTGATCCAGTCCGTGACCGAGAGTGGGAACTCGATCCTGGACGTGGGGTGTGGATTCGGCGGTGATCTCCAGAAATGGCACAAATGTGGCGCCAACATGAACATGTGCGACCCAGTGCCGTCCGCGTTGGAAGAGGCTCGGTCCCGCGCCAGGAATATGCACCTCCGAGTGAACTTTTATGAGGGTGACATACACGGGTGTCCGAACCGAAAGCACGACATAGTGTGCTATAACTTCTCACTGCACTACATATTCGCCACGCGAGACCTCTTTCACAGTTCACTTCACGAAATAAGGAAGAGGTTGAAACCCGGTGGGAAATTGATAGGAATCATCCCCGACTCGGAGAAGATAATATGGCGCACACCGTACCTCGACGAGAGTGGTAATTTTTTCAAACTCAAGGACCACGCGAACGGCGGGTTTGGTGAGAAACTGTTTGTTAACCTGGTGGACACCCCGTTCTATGCGGAAGGGCCTAAATCAGAGCCCGTCGCGTACAAAGATTTATTAGTGACGCACTTAGAAGAATTAGGGTTTAGATTGGCGCTGTGGGAGGGTCTGGAGGGAAACCCTATATCCGAACTATACACTAAATTTATCTTTGTGTATAAGTAAGAGATGATCAAGTACCTATTGGTCGTTGTGGTCCTCGTCATACTGTTCACCACCAGGGAAAACGAAAAGTTGAAGGAGGTGAACGAAAAATACAAAAAACTCAGGGAACATCTCAAGGAGGCAAAGAACGAGAAGTTCGAGTTGCTCACGCGTCACATCCCCATCACGGGAAAGCTCTGGATGAGTCAGACCGTGGGTACGAACACTAACAAAGGCGGTGAGATCGCGGTGTGCCTCGACGGAGAGCCAAACGAGATCTTTCACGTATTGATCCACGAGCTGGCGCACTGCACGGTGAAGGAGTACTCACACAGTCCAGAGTTCTGGAAGAATTACGAGGAACTCAGAGACATCTGCGTCAACCTGGGCGTCTACGAGCGGGTTATGGAGAAGACCGAATTCTGTGGTCAACACGTCCAGGACCGCTAAAATAATCTTAGTGTAGTTTAATGAAAACACCTTATTCCGTTCTGGGTCAGGCCATCATGGCCTGGGTCATCGTGTTCTCGATGCTCGCCGTCCCTCAGTTCTCTCGAGACTATACCATCAATCTCATCTGGATGACGCTTATCGTTCCCAACCTTTTGCGGTTCTCCATAGGAAAGTTCCCTCGACTCGCCGTCGACAGGGGTTTCTTCTTCGCGGCCACCGCTATTTCTTTCGCGATGATATACATAATAAATCAGTTTTCGCCTGACACACGCGAGGCTATGCAGGATCCTAACGCCCCGAGCAGTAAGAAATGGAAGCTTATTTCCTTATTACTTGGGACTTTCGTGGCTGGTAATCTGATTGCGCACCAGTTCTTCGATGAGAGCATTTATTCTAATATGGGTTGGGAGAATTAGTTCTTAACCACGTAATCCTTCACTAGGAAGAAAACGACGGCCGCCACTGCTCCGGTGGAGGCGAGTCCGACCAAACTTCTACCCCCTTGTTCGTTAAGGAATTTGGGGATAGAGGTCGCCAGGCGGTCCTGGATGGGCTTAGACACAGAAACCGCCGCACAGAAACCTGCGACGAGAGCGGTGAGCTGATCATCGGTCAAGTTGAACACATTCTTGCTCGCGGGCTTCTCCGCCTGCATCTGATACGCACCCTGAGGATCCGGAGCTGTCATGTGCGGCATGGCACCTTGCATCTTGGGCTCGTGGGTCATGGTGGGAGGTTCCATCATAATATCGTGAATCGGCGTAGAGTCCATCGTCTCTTGTTGTTGAATTATATTTTTTTCCTCCTGAATCGCATACGACGCCTCGTTTTGATGAAACGCCGTGGTCGGATTGAGGGGTACCATCCCGTCTCCGTTGTCTGAGAGGTTCATCGTGGTAACACGTGGGTCAGCCATTTAATATACCCATAGCTTTTTCAATGTTGCCTCAGACGCAGGTCACCTCGTCTTTGTGATTTTCAACCTAGTCTGTTTCGTCGCCTTCTTAGCGTCTTCCTCCTTGACGTCTCCGTGCCTGGGATTATACATCTTCTTGTGCAGTTTCCAGAGGTCGGGACTTCCCACCCTGAAGTTTTTCCTGACCGTCGCCTTGTACCAGAACACACAGTCCTGGATTTTGTTTGATCTGACGGTATTATCCAGGACCAAGCACTCGTAGTTCTCGGTACATGCGTCCATGACTTTACAGAACATGTCGAAAGAAGGAAATATTCCGAAGAACGCCTTGTACAACTTCTCTCTGTTCTGAATGATGTTTTCACGAAGGATGAAAACGTAGTCGACGTTAGCTCGAAGTGCCGGTGGTAAGTCCATCACATATTGCATCGTCAACATGAAAAAAATCTTCCAATGACGACCGTTCATAAAGCACTGACGAATACACGTGTCTTTCAAGAACTTCGAGTCGTACATGCAATCGTCCAGAAGCATGAAGGCGCCGCAATTTTTCTTCCCGGCGCCGACCAGCTTGCGCTGCCTGGCCATGACTCTCTCTATTGCATCGCGATCATAGTCCCCGTACACGAAAAGGTCGGGTATAAAGGTAGAATAGAAATGATTACCCTCCTCGGTACCCGAGAGCACGATACCAGCCGGAAGGTGTTTCTTATGATACATTATGTCCTTTACCAACGTGGACTTACCGGTGTTACGTTTCCCAATGAACACACACACACGGTCGTCCGTCATCCCCTCGGGTTTGAACTTCTTCAGCTGAAGATTCATCTAATATTACAAGGGGTTTTATTACCTCTTTTTTTTACTCAGTCTGGGACGTTTTATTAGAAATAAAACAATCTCCCCTGTATTTAATGTTTATGCAAACCGGATTCGGTGGTTCCGACGAAAATATGATGGAAAATTGGATCTCTGCGATGACGGACATCATCTTACCCGTGTTCGAAAAGAGTGTGCTAATCGCAGGTAAATACGCCAAAGGATGTGGCAGGGACGTAATAATATCAGGAGACGTCGAATATGCTCAAAAGTATTGTGCGATGTGCACAGTGGGTCAGTGTGTGGGGAGCACTATGCCAGAAATTTACACCGACTCTGAGCAGGAGGAGGCTGAGGAGGTCCCAGAAGAGGAATGTCCCGACTTCGTCAGGTACTCAGGAGATGACCCCTTTCTGACTGAAGTTAATCTAGCGTTTGACCTGTGGGATACGTGGACTCCTCAATCCCCGGTAGAGGAGATGTTAAAAAATGCTATCAATAAACAGAATGAATGAACCTGAGCCATGGTCTTTCAACGACGATGAGGATCAGTTTAAGCGGTATGAATCAGAGCAGAGCACAGATGATTCAGACGACGAACTTTTCACTAAAACCAAAAAGATACGGTCTAAAAAATTTAAAAAGATAGTCGAACCGGAGAAATTGTCATTCGAATGAATTATTTTCCCCGTTTAATATATAACCAACAATGTCCGCCGCCATCGAAACGGTCAACCTCGTCTCACAGGAGCTTTCTACCCAGACCCTTAACTCCATCGTCGCGGGTTTCTCTTTCGCCGCTGCGATGTCCGTCCAGGACTTCGTTCGCTGGTCGATCACCCAGGTGGTCAAGGTCCCCCGCAACGGCGGCAAGGCTTACGCCATGACCGCCCTCCTCACCACCCTTCTCTCCGTCGTGGTGTACCTCATCGTGACTACCGTCAACGGTCGTGTCTCCAAGCCCGCCCAGCCGGTCTACGCCATCACCCGCTAAGCGGTACGTCTCTTACCCATAGATAAGATCAGGAGAACTCCTGTGAAGACTATGAGCGTGATGTAAATCCATTCAATTTTGAATTCGTAAAGATTCTTTTCCTTTTCGACAGTAGTCGTATCTGGAATGTTTACGACCTCTTTTTCTTCCTCGGCTGGTGACAAGGATGTCAGATTCTCCAGTTTGTCGGTGGAACAGGTGATTTCGAATTTCAGCACGTGATTCTGGTTCCTAAAATCATAAGGAATCAAACGACCTTGACTCATATAGAAAAACTCGATGCGAAGATCCTTGACGGATTTAAGAGCACCGGAATGAAATTCGTGGGTCAACTTATCGTCGTTACCGTTCGCGTTCACAAAGTCAGTTCCGTCCAGAAGGATATGACCGGTATAATACGGTTCGGACACGTACACACTCTGATTCATCTTTTCGGATCCAGACGAGATGCGCAGCACTAGGGAATTGGGACCTTTAAAATTAGCCGCGCCGAATTGATTTCCGGGCATAATAATATCTGTGGGTGGCAAGCCCAGTATTTCGTGTATGTTTGTATTTGCTGATTGTCCACCACCGTTTCCAGATGCAAATAAGAAAGTGATTTCCCCACCGACGGGAGTTCCCATACCAAAACTATTCTTAGACGCGATGTAAGAGATGTTGAAATTGGAATGGAATAACGCCGCTAGCTCCGTACCCGTGTAATTTCCAGGGGGAAATGTTACTCCATATGTAGTTCCACCTTGTGAATAACTGAAACTTTGATTCGACTCGTTTATCAATAGTTGCGGACAAGGCACGCGTCCACTGACTAATTTTATCTGCTGCACGTCGTATATAGCGTCGTCCAGACTCACGGTGTAATCATTCGGGTTCGCGTGGACAGTCGGGTCCCTCTGACTACTGTCGATCGTAAAGTTATGAACCTTCATTAAAATACAGGTATAATATTTTAATGAGTGTTTTCTTTTATTCTTAAACCTATTTTCACTGGTAGAATCGGTGCGCGAGCGGGTTGTTTTCCAACTGTCTCTTGACCAGACCGAGGTTGTTGACGTGAGGATTGCCCTGGCCCTTGTACGCGTTGAAATTGTGGTAGGGCTTCTGTTGGTAATTCTGCATCCACCCACCGTTGGCAGCCGCGAGGCGCCCGTCTATTCGGCTCGTGTCGCTTCGGACCGCGGTCACAGCGCCACCTTGTTTGAGCGCCGACTCTCTCACATTCATACGCCCGGCGTTGCCCATACGGTTCGCCTTTCCACGCTTGTCCTCCGGGCGGAATCCGTACTTCATCAACTGCTCGTTGTTCTTCGCGTTCATCTGAGCCGCCACGGTGTTCGTGTAGCCACCCTTGAAATTCGAAATACCGGGCGCCGGTTGGTTGTTATACATCAAATGCATGCCGTTGTTATCGCTCTTGAATCGGGTGGGGTCCTGCGCCGAGGTGAGACTGGAGATGACGCGCTTCGCGGGATTGAACTCGAGACCATCCCGCCTGTGCCCGGTCTGCGAACGGTTCGTAGTTCGCTTGGTCCGTTCGTGTTCGGTGCGGGGGACGACGCCGGTCATGCCCTGAGCCCTTCCGGGCACGGTGGGAAGACGCGAGGGGAGGTGTGTGGTGGTCGCGGGCTTGTTATGGGTGAGCTGACCAACCACCGCGGCCCTGCCACCGCTATGATCAGCCGCGGGTCCGGTCCTGCCTGGGAGAGTCGTCAGCTTGTATTCACCGACATTCACCGGGTTGACACGAATCATCTGCTGAAAACCTCCCGCCGCTGGGACGTTGGCACCGAGCCCGAGACCGGGGCCGACCAACTCCTTCTCTATGGGGGACAGGTTGTTCATTCGGCCATGGTCGTACATTCGGTTCCTCATATCACCCATCTCCTGACCACTGCTTCGTGCACCGGGCGCGATGTCACCAAAGTTTGCCATTTCGCGCTTGTGCTCAATTCGCACGGGAGGTTCGAAATTGTCTTCCTCCACGACGACGGGCTGCTTCATAAATAACGGTTCGGTAGTAACTTCAGGAGGTTTCGTTTTCGAGCTCAAGTTACGACCCGCGACTACGAGTCCGGCAACCGCCATCAGAGAGATGGGATCGGCCATTCTTATTACTTATTAACATTTATTTTTTACTAAAATACCTTTGACTGAAAAGGTTGTTCTGGAGGTCAGAGCGAGTGGAGGAGGGTTCGTACGACATAGACCTAAGAGGGAGCTTGCACTCCATGTTGTTGAGGGGAAAGTATCCACGGTCATACGTCTCCACTATGTGCTTGTTGAAGCGAGACGTGCTCTGAGGACGAAGTTGGTCACTGACGTCTATGTGCTGCGCTGGGGCTCCCTTTCCAGCCTTGAACGGCGCGGTGCCGTACAGCATCGTGTTCGGTCGGCAAGAACCGCAGTTGAGTTCACTTGGTTGGGGGTACACAAAAACCTCGTCAGTAGCCTTGACCGGGGGGAGGGCCCCGCTGTTCTGAACGATGGAGAGTCCGGGTTGGAGTTGGTACGCCATTTATTATAACATAAGATAATTATCGCCTATCACCATCGCTAGCGAGTCCTGAGAAAGATTCGAGCTGAGCACCTCGGGCGTTGGGATTGCAGAATTTTGAGTTACTTTTGCACATTGGGCCGTTCTTTGGACCGTACAACCACTCCGCGAATTGAGTTTGCCCTCCTGGAATATTAGTCACGGGCATCGTGACGAACTGCCTCTCCATCGCGTTGCGAAGGTACTTCGGCATCGCGGTCCTCGAACGCCCACTGTCGTACGGGATTCGGTCCGACGTGTAGCGCTGCACGTGTGGCTTCACAGAGGGATAATAGCACGCCTCCAACCTGTTAGGGGCGGTGCTATAGTCGCTCATGAGGACGTTACCCATGGGGTTGTCCATAGTGGGCTTCTGGCAGTTGGGACGCCCACCCTGCCCCGGCGCGGGGGTGGGGATGAACGTCTCGCGAACCATCTTCGCTTTGTGGAGGACGTAAATGACACCGATGAGAGTCCCACCGAGAATAAACACTCGGGGGTCGCGCCTGATTAAATAGAGCAAGGATGCGGCATAAATAATAAATCGAGAGGCTGAGTTGATCCTGTCCTCTGGGCTCTGGTTAGAATTGGGCCAGAACTGTAAAAAGTTTTTTTCACTGACGAGTTGGCCAGGGTCGTCAAACCAAACCTTCATTTAGTATACTGTTAGGTTATTTTCCGAGACCGCCAAGCATGCTACCCATCATCTTCATGAGAGCATCTTCGTTTAGCTCACCGCCTTCATCCTGTAGTTTGGAAGCGACGGTCTGCGCGAGTGCCTCGATCTGTGCCATCTGCTCCGGTGGCATCGAGGTGATGGTGGTGCCGAGCATGTACAGCGTCTGGAGATATTGCCACGTCGCATCCTTCGTGTTCGGAGACATCCGCGTCCAATAAGAGCTGAGGTCAAGTTCCTTCAAGAAGTCAATTTTCTTGCACTCTTCCAACAGGAAGGTGTCGTCCTTGGAGGAGATCTGCGTGGCGTATGGCGAGACGCCGTTCATGAACCCGTCCACTACTAGACGCGGGTTCGACGCTTTCAGTACATCGAAGCTCGTCAACATTTTCTTGATACCCTTTTCTTCTGGGAATGTCCTGTGCAGTTCCACAAGAAATTGGCTCATCATATCGTTAAAGGCGGTAACGCTCGCCATTGTATATTTTAATAAATCATAATCTTTAAGTTAGAAAGGCTCGGTTGAAATGGTCTCACGCTTACCGATTCCACCCGAGACAATAAAGAAAGTTAGGATGGCATTCAGCGTCGCGGGTTTGGTGTATTTGTTCAGCTCGAGCTTACCCTCGTTGTTCAAATAGGCTTTCATGTGGATGTACCCGGCGGTGATACCGGCGGCGATGAAGGCCGCACTCAGTGGGTCTCTCAGATAATTGGACAGATCTTCCATTTAATTATAGCGGGGATTTTTTATCCTGCGTTCTGGAGCGTCGCCGAAGAGAATATCATTTTCGGGAGCCGTCGGTGGAGCGGGCTGGTCCTGGTACTCCTCGGGCGTGGGTTCGTCCAGCTCCGTGCTCGGAGCCTGTACACCCGGGACGGTTTTGAATTCATTTTCAAGACCCGTGGGGTGGAGGTCGGTCGTCGCCACGTCGGTCGCCGCCTGTGTCTCACCTTCGGTGGCCTCCTCAGTGGCGGCCTCACCTTCACCCTCGGCTGGAGTCTCGGTGACTTCTTCCTCTTCCTGTTCCCCCTCGTCGAGCACGTCGGGGTCGATGCTATCCTGAACTTCGCCGTCGAGGTCTATATCGCGGGTCTCTTGTGACATATACGTTTGAAGTATCTGCTGGACTGGGATCAGTTCCTTCACGGTGTTTTCGATGGTAGTTGTGAACCGAGCGGTCAAGTTATCATCGCGAGCGTATTCGCTCTGTTCTTCGTGGAAGACGTAAGGGTCTTTATACAGATCCCTCGCTGCGTTGTTGTACACGGTCTGGATGAACACTTCCTCCGTGGGAAGCTTGAGGGAAATCTTCTTGTTATCCGCCTTGAGACGCACCGCGGACAGAATCTTGGTGCACGCCACGAACACAGCGGCCAGTAAGTCGGAAAACCACACACACCGATCGGTGATGTTGTCGGTGTGTCGCTTCGACATCGCGTTTGACCAGTTAGGAACCTCCTTCAGAAGTTTCTGGAACATGATGAGAACCTGCTTTCCCTTCGCGTTCTTGATAGCTTCATTGTACAATTCCTGAAAAGTTTCTATCATCGCCGGTGTCATGATAAGCGACATTTGCCCGAGGTACTCGCGCTTCGCCTCACACAGCACGTTAAGATTTTCGGACATTATACATTACCTTCATAAAAATAAAGTGAAGCTCTCACGCGGCGCTCCGCCTGTATTTATTGGCCATCTTTTTCAGGTTCATAAGCGTGGGAAAATGTACATCGTCAGCCGCCTCCTCCTCCACTTTCTCGCGAAGTTCTTTTTTCTTCTTCGGGGTGTACCAGGCAATGTACAGTTCGGTGGGAGAAACCATCTGCACGGAGAAACCACCCCGAAGGAATTGTCTCGACACGTACTGCGCCGCCTGTTGCCTGTCGAACGTAGGATAGCCGACCAGAAAGCTGGGCACCTGGAGGAAAATCTGCTTACATCCCAACTCCACCGACTGTCTGATTTTGGCGACGAACTGGTCGTATATTTTGGTGTAAATTTCTTTCCGTATCTGCTTGCGACGCGTGTCAATCTTGTTGACGTCCGATATGCTCAGCATCCTAACATGACGGTAAATTATTTTTCGACCGTTTCAAACCCGATCCTCTCCAGTCCACGAACCAAACTCGGGTCATCCTCTAGATTTCGTAAAAACTTTGAGACGTTCCTCCCTGCGGTGTTCACACCCTCTTCCACGTCACTCCTGAGGTTCGCCAGGTTAGCCCTGGTCTCCTTGATATCAGTTCCGATGGGATCTGGGATGTACAATCGCTCCACTCGCGCGTTCGGATCCCGGAACACAGCCATCGACGAGTCGAAATCACTTTTATCGGGGATGTGATTCTCTTTGACGAGATTGTAGTTTATAAAATCCTTTCCCATCGACTTTCCTGGATCCTCGTTGGATGGCTGATACCCTATAGGCTGCGATCGTATCGCGAGCAGTCGGAGGGGTTTGTTCCCCTCCGCGATGAACCAGACGACCACGCTGAAACCAAAAGAAAACCCATTCTTTTTAACAGTCATGAAGCGACACTCGTATATATTTTCAGTCTCCTTTGTAAACTTTTTCATCGAGGTGGTCTCTATGATGTAGTTCTTGATACCGGTCCTACTGTGGATCTCACCGTTCGTCAACATGACCACTCTCTCCATGAGGTCCGCGCTGGCGTCGTTTTTCACCTCCTCCCAACCCGTCATATCAGGGAACGGGTCCATCAGCTGTGTCTCACGAGGTCTCACGTAGCCTGATAATCCGTACGCCTCATTCTCATTCGTCAAAACGAATACGACAATTAGAAGTATAAATGCAACCAGGTAGTTCATATTACTTATACGCGTTAAATTTTTTTCCAATTTAACCTGGTGAAATATTAGATGTCTCTCTTGATTTACAGCCCCCGTTGTAAATTTAGCATGGAAGTTGTCGAGTATGTAAACCAACATCACCAGTTGAAACAGTTGGTTCAGTATCACAACGTCAACACACAGGGTATACCCTCGAGTTACAAATCTAAAATCACCCGAGTGCCTACCATGCTGACCCAGAATGGTAAAATTCTAGTGGGTCAGGAGATCAAAAACTGGCTCGAGAGTCTTCTTCCCACCAAGGAGATCCAGCACAGCTTGATGGGTGGGATGGGTTGCAGCTTCTCCAGCCTAGACGGAAAAGGTGACAATGCACACATGTTCTCGCTTGATGATTACGGTAAATCCTTGCAGCCGCCGATGACGAAAGAGTTGGAGGATAAGATCAGTCAGGACGTGAGCAAAGGAAACGTGTACACGGAGTTAAAGATGTAAATCGAATCGAATGTAGAAATGAAATTGGTCACTATTCAGGCGGCCGCCTTTAAATCGACATTCGAAGTTCTGAAGGATATTCTCAATGACGTTAATGTGTACTTCAGAAGAGATGGAATGTACATCGTGACACTCGACACCGCGCGGACGTCACTGGTCGACATATTCCTCTCTGCTGATAATTTCGAAGAGTACAAGTGTGAGCAGGAAGAGGTGATTGCTGGTATTAACATTTCCAACACCTTCAAACTCCTGAAAACGATCACGAACAACGACGTCCTCCAAATCGACATCAATTGTAAGGAATACATGAACATATCCATCTCCAGCGACACCAAGAAGACGAACACGAAGTTTCAGTTGAAGCTGCTGGACATAAACGAGAGTAGAATAGAGGTGCCTGAAGTTGAGATGACGACAGTGACCACCCTCCCGTCGATAGATTTCCAACGCCTGTGTCGGGACATGTCCAACATAGGCAACTATATTGAAATAATCCGGACGGGAAAAGAGATCAAGTTCAACTGTGAAGGTGACTTCGCTAATCAGGAAACGTCGATCGAATGCGTCGAGGATTCGCCCACGATCAAGGGTCTGTATTCGTTGAAATACCTCAACATATTCACCAAGGCGACTTCAATGTGTGCGAGTGTGCAGATCATCCAAGAGAATGGGAATCGATTTTTGATATTAAAATATAACGTCGCCAACCTGGGCGAACTGAAGTTCTACCTGGCCACTAAGGTATCTGAAGATTAGTCGTGTAGCCGTCGAGTGTAGATATAGTCTTCTTCATCCCGAGACTGTTTGTTAATATAATTTTCGGGAATCTCGACTTCAAAATTTCTTCGGTGAAGTATAAAAAGTTCCGAAGAGGTACGGCTTGGCCGTGGAAATCCCCGCGGGGTCCCGCGTATCGCCTGACTTTATGGGTGATGTTCATCTTAGGCTTGTCGTCGTGGTCAACGATCCAGGCACTGGTGAGGGGGATGCTGAAATGCATCGACGGGTTTTCGTTATGACCCGGTAGGTAATTCAGGTCTTCCGTGATGACCGAATAGATGTGACCGTTAAAATAGTATTTGATTCTCAGAGCGATGTCTTCGACGCACTGCGGTATGGCGGTGTACCTGAAGTCCTGGTGCGTCGCGTCGACGTAGAAGTTGTCGAGGATACCGTCCCAGTCTTTGCTCTCTTCCTCCCAAAAGTCATCTTCGATGTGATATTTTAGGTTGTAATCCACGTTGTACTCGAGTTCTTCTTGTACGATCTTGTAGTTACGTGGCGTGGTTATATTTTTCCAGAATAAAATGATACTACTTAAAAGGTTGAACAACATGTACATATACATACAATGGAGGGTAACTTTTTAAGTAGGTATAATAATCGAATATCGGAGTACAAGGATCTGATACTTAAGGAGCCCCACAACAAACGGAAGATTGAAGCGGATATGTCCGAATACATCATCAAGTGCATGCCGTACCTGACTGAGTACATAGCTGACGACGAGAGCACCGACACCGACACTGACAAGTGTAACACGGACAACATCTTCGGCATCAAAGAGACCGTCGGTCTAAAAAGGTCCGACATCTTCAGAGACTATCTCATACAAGTCGAGAACCATAACATCTCTCGACCGACGCAACACCTCATAGATATGTGTCCAAAATGTAAAGACGAGGGACGGTTAGTTCACTTTCCAGAAACCAGTGATCTCACCTGTGAGAATTGCGGTGCGGTTGTGACGACGTTGATCAGTGAAGAGTTGACCTATCGGGAGGAACAGGAGACGTCCGAAAAGATCATCAACTACTCGTACAAGAGGGAGAATCACTTCAACGAATGGTTGAGTCAGTTCCAGGCACAGGAGATGACCACCATCCCCGACGAAGTCATCGAATCACTGCGTTCGGAACTAAAAAAGATCAAGATACGAAAACTGGAAGACATAACGCACGCAAAAATTAGGTCTTTATTGAAAAAACTACGCCTAAACAAGTTTTATGAACACGTTCCCTACATCACAAACATCCTCAATGGGATAAAACCCCCGAGCATGTCGCAGGAACTCGAAGAGACGTTGCGTATGATGTTCAAGGATATTCAAAAACCTTTCGACGATAACTGCCCGACGGAACGGAAAAACTTTTTAAGTTATTCATACGTTTTATATAAGATGTGTGAACTTTTGGGGGAGGATGAGTATCTGCAATATTTTCCTCTCCTCAAATCTAAAGAGAAGTTGTACCAACAAGATGTCATCTGGCGCCTGATTACCCAGCAGCTTCGGTGGGAGTTTATACCGACGGTCTGACGGTTCGACCCTCGTTTGCTTCGGGATCGCACTGATCGGGGTCGACCGCGATCTTACGCTTCATGTGTGACTTTACTCGTTTCACGTGAGACGTCTTATTACCCGACTCGTACGGGATGGAGGAATGGTGTAGACAGATGCGCACCTTTCCATCGTCGTTACGCTTGTATCCGAAGGTGTACTCGACTTCTGAAATCTCACCGGTGGTGGCACACGTGAACTCGTAGGTACCCATGGCGTGTGCCACGTCACCGTGACAGTCGATCTGGTGATTATCGAAGTTGACCTCAGAAAAACCCTTCTTGGCGTTGATGGCAAACCCCTGGTCTTCCTTATAACCGCTAATGACGGCGTCGTGTCCCACGAAGTATGACATCGCGTCGTTGGCGGTGGGACGAAACTTTTGCTCCGAAGCCTTTGTCGGTTTGAAGAGTACGTTAGAGTGGTCGTATCCGTACAACTCACCCGCGCGCTCACCGGCGAGGCTCACGTAATCTCCACCCATCAAAAAGGATTTCGAGATCTCCACTATGGACTGCGCCCACAGGTTCTGCGCTTCGAGGACCTCCTGTTCGGTGACCCTGGGAAAGAATTGTTCCATGGCTTGTTTCACAGGCGCCACGCTGGTGGTCACCGACGGTTTACTAAATCCGCGCGCCGCATTGATTTCCGTGTCGTACTGCGTCGGGTCGGTGAACACACGAGTTCTGATGTTCCGCGAAAAGTTGAGACGGGTGAGTGAGAAAGACATTTTATTATTAAACACTCTATTCTTTATCCCCCTTCTTCTTCTTATCCGGGCGGATCGCCCATTTGTTGTCCTTTTTGAATTTGTCATAATCAATCTCTTCGATCTTGAACGTTTCCATTATGAACTTCTTTAAAGGGTGCATTTTCGGAACCGGAGCTTCGTTCTTCCCGGCTTGGACGCGGACACTGGGTCGTGTGATTATCGGTTTTAAAGCAAACATGTATTTATTGTCACTTAACATTTTTTTACTTGGGTGACTGTTTCCTTTTGGACGCCGCGTTTGCAAGAAGTGTCCTTCGAGTAGTAGCCCTTGCAGCACTGGCCCTTGCAGCACTGGCCTGTTTCTCGGTCTTCTTTCTGAGCACACTTTTTTGAACCACTGTGAGTTTGTTTAATGCGTTTTGTGCGTTTTTCCGGATCTTGTTTCTGGCCTGCGTGCCTCGTACAACTTTCTGTATTTTCGTGGCGGCGTTCGTCTTTCTTTTATTCACCTTTTTCTTGAGGATCACGAAGTTGATATTCGCCCGTTTCACGTTCGCACGCGTCTCGGGATTTTCAAACATGGAGAAGGATCCGGGTTTGTTATACGCACCTGTCATGCTCATTCTAGCCCATTCTCGAAACGACTGTGGTTGGAAGTAACGGGAGTGTGTTTCACCACCTGTTTTCCAACTATATTTGACCACCTTTTCGCCGTTTGAAATGTTTTCAAAGCTGATTATGTCTCTGGGCATGTTGCTCACAGTGTTTACCTGCCACTGAATGCGTTTGTTGCTCTTGTTGTTATTTTGGTTACGCTTCACGGCCGGTTTATTTCGTAAATACGTGGCCGCGTTACGGTGACGAGGACGATTGTTACTGACGACGATGCGTCGCGCGGGTCCCTGTCCCCCACCGTTTGCCCGGAAGTTGGAGTTCCCACTGGAGTTACGGTCAAGAGCACCACCATAGTATTTAGTGCCGCGGTTAGTCAGTCTTCTTTGGACATTCCGTATGTTCATTCCGAACCGGGGTGCATTGCGCAAGAGAGCCTGGCGCACGAACCGGGGGCGTACGTGTCTTTCTTTCCTCTGGCCACGTCGGTTATAAAAGCTACCCTGTATACCGTAAAATAAATCACCCCCAGGTTCGTCTGGGAAACCGTATTCTCCTTCGAAACTATCCGAACCGAAATAACTATAAATAAAATAATCGATATCCTTATCTGTAGGAACCCGGTCACGGATGTCACCCAATCGAATGAAGAATCTCATGACCTTAGCGAGTCTCGGATCAGGCGGCTCGTCGAAAACAGTTCCATCTCGGAGGGAACTAAAGGGTCTACCAGAAATGTCGTGATTCGCACTGGGTCGGGGGGCCAAAAAAGACCTTTCAACATAAGCGGCGAAAATCGGTAAAAATGGGCCAGTAACATTTAGCTGATGGCCGAGGCGGAAGATTTTTTTGGTGATTTCCATTTCATTGCGGAGTTGACGAAGTCCTTTTTTGTCTAACGGGATACTAAAATTCGTCTTTAATCTACGTTTTTCGTCTTCGGATAAGGTATCAAATCGTTCTCTCCAATGCCGCGATCTGTTATTATAATATTGTTGCATATAAGTAACCAATATAAAAAAATGGTGCGACATCAAAGTAAATGATCGAACCCGAAGAGCGAGCGCTCACGACTCTTTATAATCTAGACAGCTACGTGTTACCGCACGTGACAAACGTCCACTGTCCTGATATCGCGATGCGGCACTGCTGGGAACAGGTCAATTTTCATCTCTCTCGGGCACGGGAGTATCTGGAAGGGGTCGTTTTAAACCCGCGGATACACTTTGATGATGATGCTGAATTTTATCGAATGCTCGCGAGAGCTCTTCCTTTTCTGATATTAAGTCAATCGTTGTCACCTCAGGCGTCCGACCAGACTCAGGAGGAAAGTTCACCAGCTTCGCCAACTTCAGACCAGTCAGATTCAGATAATTACGTGCCTGCAACTCCTCCTTAGGTCCGAGCTTTTTGACGGTCTTGAATTCCAGAATCATCGACTGCTCGACTATAATATCCGCGCGAAGGTCGCCGACCACGTGCTCCCTGTATGGGACGTTGATGTGTCGCTCTGTCTCGTATCGAAGACCCTCGTCTCGTAAGTATACTTCAGCCGCATTGTGGTACACACGCTCGGAGTAACCGGCACCCAATTCGCCGTATATGTCCGCCGCCATGGCGTCTACGTCGAGTCGAGCCGCCATTTTTTTTTGTGATTAATTAGTATCGTTTTCCCTAGGGTTAAAATAAAGGATGAGCTCGTTGAAGAAGTACGACGTTCAAATTCCACCGAGAGTGATTGATAAACTGAAACGCATTTCCAACCTCTCGGGAAAAAGACGCTGGGAATACGCGGGAAGAATCGTGGTCAAGGATAAATTTAAATTCGAAGATCCTATTTTTGTAACTTCCAAAAATAGAAGTCAAGTTAAATACAACACGGTGACGAAACTTTGGCCGTCGCCGATATGCTTTCACACTCATCCGTGTAAATCTCATTCCAGCGGTGTCTTCTGCACTTTACCGAGCAAGCATGATTTCGAGGTTTTCATATACAACTTCCCCCTGATACAGTCTAACATCATATGCGACGGGCACGGGTACTACGTGATAAACGTGTTAGCGTCCGCGGAAGGGGGGTACTGCGCCATTCCACGAGCTGTAGAATTGGTGATGAAGAAATTTCGAACTCGAGAGGATTTGCAAGCCATGTTATCCCCCCACGAGGGTCTGGAGTATTTCGAATCTCAACTCGACACGTGGAAAGAAATTATCGATGATCTGAACACCCAACTGACCCGGATCTTCGGTATCAGCATCAGGTACTACGCATACGAGGAGGATGAACCGCCGGTGATCACTCTGCTCGATGTATAGCGTCCTCCAGTTCGTCGACCTCCCACCACGCCACGTGGCACTCGTTGGACTTTTCACCTTTGGACGCGCAGATCTCTTGGGCTTCTTGTATGGCTTCTTTGAACCGTAAACGAAGCCTGTCGTTCCTATGTTTTTTCGACGTGGTCTGGATGAACCCCGAATCGCACCGTTTATATATATCCTTCAACACGTTCTGTCGAGTCTTTATCAGTCTATGCTTGTAAGGGTCTGGGATACGGTTCATTTTATATATGCCTATATTTTATGGTGGTATTAAAGACAAGTGGCGTTCATGATACAGTGTAATGTCTTCTTACGACGTCGAACCCTGCAACTTCAAGTACCGCGTCTCTTCCCTCGCGAAGGTTGTCGACGGAGACACGATCGACGTGAACATTGACCTAGGGTTTGATGTCTCCACCCAGCAGAGAGTGCGACTATTGGGTATCGATACCCCCGAGAGCCGCACCAGTGATAAGGAGGAGAAGAAGTTCGGCCTCCTTTCCAAGCAGAAGCTAAAGGGGTGGTGCATGAAGGCTGTCGCCAGTGAGAAGGACGATATCGAGATCGAGCTCAGGTGCCCCGAGGCAGATTCGCGAGGGAAATTCGGACGCGTCCTCGCAGAGGTCTGGGTCTGCGAGGACGACGTTTGGACGAACGTCAATAAGTGGATGTGTGATAACTTCTACGCGGTTCCATACGCGGCTCAAAACAAATCTGAAGTCGAATCGCTTCACCTCATTAACCGGGAGAAGGTCAAACATGAGCTTGCCTAATCCATAAATTACAAATCCATTTCTCCCCTGCCTTTACAGGTTTCCCACCGTGTAAAGCCAGTTCAGTATCTAATCCGAGATTGTCGAGCGTGTTGAAGAACAGCGCGTCGCCGGCGTGGAGCTTGAACGACCGACCGATGTTAGGAAACTCAGTTTCACCACCTTCGAACGAGTCGGTCAGTGCGAATATAAACGTATACGCTCTCTTGTTTTTGTCGCCTACGAGGACATCTTGGTGAGGTTTGTAGTGTCCACCCTCGCCGTACCGAAGGACCTGTAGTTGTTCGCAGTGGTCGACGGTTTTATTTACACGCGAGACGCACCGTTCCATCAGGGATCGGACGATCGGATCCTCTTTCGGGAGCCAGGCGGTCTGACTGTACCTGACGTCTTTGTCGACCGTTCCGTCTAAATCGACGAGTGAATCAGACAGCTTGTCACCGGCCTGTTTCATGATATGCACGCGTTCCTCGGGGGTGATGAAATTCCGGAGGACCGTGGGCGTCGGGTACCTCGGGACCAGGCATAGGATCAACACGATCAGTAGTGCCACGAGGAACATCTTACTGTATTCATACATTAATATTTTTCGGTAATTTGCAGTTGTACCTTTTCCGAATATCACCCATGACCTCATTGGAGTAATCTAAAATACCATCCAAGACCGTGACGAAATGGTCTTGGCGATCGGGTTCGAGGATGTACTGGCGCAGGACGTCGCCGCCGGTGTGCACGATCATCTCGTAGATGTCGTTTATATCCCTGACTTTATCGGTGAACTTCTCCTGTTTCTGGAGTATAGATTTGAAATCAAC